TTACACAGCTAAAACTATCCATTCTTTGCCTCTGTCATCATTATATTTGTCGGTCATCGCTTGGTTTTTATGTCCAAGCAATGTCTTAGTGTCTACCCCTTGTTCGCGATATAGCCTCTCAGATAATGATCGTTGTTCGTGAAATGTTGGTGGGGTGCCGTCTTTCCAATCCAAATCACTTTTATCCCTTGCTGATGAGAAGCCCGTAGTGATCGCATTACTTGATACTTGCCCCCCGCGCTTAGCCATTGATGTTGTATGGTGATAGTGAAGCATGTATGGGCTGACTATCATGTCACGGCATCGTGCGATAACATCTTGCAGCGTATAACCAACAGACTCACACTTCAGGCTTATTGGTATTGCTATTCTGGTGCCAGTTTTTCCTTGCACGATATGGAGGTGATTATCCCAAACATCGCTAAATTTCATGTCAGCGATATCCCCTAAACGCTGACCAGTAACCAAAGCAAGGAGCATTGCATTTTGGATATAACCTTGCATATTAGCGGCGGCATTAAAAATTGATTCCCATTCATCAAAATTCAAACGAACACGGGTAACTTTGTTTGCTGGCTGCTTGGTGGCCAACGCCGGATTGTAACCAGGTGGAACTTCCCCGGCGTGCTGGGCCTCCTTGTACACATCGATAAGAACCATCCGGACAACCTGCGCCATCCGTTTTTGTCCTTTGTCTTTATATTCTTCAATTACAGAAGCTATATCTCTAGCCCCAACATCAGGAAGGAGCAACATTCCACAATGACGCCTGAATGCCTCAACAGGCGCACTTTTTTGCTTAAGTGTGTTGAGTTTTATTTCCTCACTATCGTAACGTTCTTGCTGGATTGCGAGATAACGATCTAACCAAGTTGTTACCGTTATGGCCTTACCGGTTTTGAGACTGATTTCATCTCGCGCCTTTAGTAATTGCCCCATTTGCTGACTAGCAAAGCGACTATTAGCTTCAATAGCGATAGCCTTTGCCGCTGCCTCATCATCACCTAACCCATGAAATTTCCCTGATACAGGGTGCTTATAACGCCAGTAGACCTTTTTGGTTCTGGCGTCTGTGTAGCACGATAGACCTGGTACATTTATGTTGTACTTACGAGGTCTGGCCATCTTCCATTATCCTCTTCAAGCGTGGGTCATCATCTTTTCTCACTACCGGCTTGACGGTCACACCGACGAATCGGGCATTCTTGTCAACCCGCCAGCACCTGCCAGCTTTAAAAGGTGGCGGCGATATCATGCCATGTTGTGCATATTTTAGTAATGTGGGATAGCTGGGGATGGGTTCATCGAACTCATCAGCGGCCCAGTCCTTAAGTGTCTGTGTTCTAGCCATCTGACACCTCTTTGTTAGGTGGGTAAAACATTGCTGAACACTCTGATGGATAACCCGCCTTCCGGATCGCTATAGAGCACATAGCAATGGCAGCGTTGAAATGGTTCGCGGCGTTTAGGTCTTCACCCTCCAGATCGGTGATATCAATCATTGGGGGGAGGATAACTGGTACCGATCTGCCAACATTCCAGATTGTCCAGAAATCATCACAAACTTGATGCAGATAACCTTCATCGGTCTTCCGCATGAAAAAGTTTGAGCAGAAATGATCTGCTAGTCCGACTCGTTTCATTTCACTTTCAAACTGCTGGTGCTTGGTCATTGGCGCACACCTCCATAACAAAATCAGTAATAGTGGCTTCACCCATTGCCGCCCACCAGTGCCAATGTCCGTAGCAATCGGCTTCGTCTTCCGCTTCGGTAATGCGCTCGAATGGTGCGCCGTTCCACTTGCCTGTACATTTGAATTTCACGGTTTCACCTCCACTATTAGCTCTTCGTATAGCGGCTCTGGGGTTCCTCGAAAACCGGGCTTAAGTGCATCCTCTCGCGTTGAAAATAGGATTCCGGCAATCTCCCAATAAACCGGTTCAGCCATTAGCGCAGATAGGGCAACTCGGTAGCTAGAGAGAACAAACTCAGCGTGTAGCGCGGCGCATGGATTGCTTGATGCTGTCTGTTTTTCCAACAACTCAATCTCAAACTGAAGCATTTTTATATGGTCTTGTTTATTCATCACACCGCCCCTATCGCTTTCTGAACCACCTTATAACCCCGTTTCCGGGGCTGTTTAATCGGCGTTATTGTCACTGGTGCTACCTTCGGTCTGGCTGGTGGTGCTTCATTTATCCCATTCCGCATGCGGTACTTTTCACGCATTTTCCAGTTAAGCCATTTCGTCCAGTCGCGACCATCATCTATCCGAACCGTGGCCCGCACTTGGGTATCGTTGATATCAGCCTGTTTACCCATTGGTGATCACCTTGCGATATCCGGCGTCGATAATCGCCCTTGCAACACTGACGGAGTTCGAACCCTCGGGATATTCAGCTTCGAAAACAACCTGGTTCAGTTCGCCAGATAGCACAAGGTCATAAGTTGTGGGCCAATACTCGCAAGGGATATCATTTCCGTGATAATCATTCGTAATCAGGCCCAAAGTCAGTAGAGCGGCTTCCTCGGCTGATTTATCTGGTTTGCGGTAACCAGCCGTCCATACAGCGCCTGTGATATCGCCGGGGTTACCCCACGCTAACCTGACGATGTACGCCAGTTGTAAAATACTTTGCTGCACAAATGGGCTGCAAGCCTTGCTATTAGCGGGAACTGGTGCGACAACCCCTTTATCTTTGCCACCAATTAGCTCAAGTGATTTCTTCATTGCGCAGCCTCCCGAGCCACAAGTTTATAAGCCCTGAGCACCGCCGTAGAACGACCGGAAAGCACGGTTTTCATGAAGAATGATCCGGTTCGGTGTGGGCTAACATCTACCAGAAGCAACACCTTATCAACCACACGGTTATGCTTACGAAACTCAAATATCGTGCTAGTGATCGTGATGCTGGCCACTGCGCCAAAGTCTTGATAACCGAATTTCATGACCACACCTCCTGCAACCAAATCATCATGCCCAGCCACCCAAAGAAGCCCGCCGTAGCTCCAATCCCACCGAGGGTGGAGAAGAACAGCGTCCACATAACCAACTCAAATACCTTTTTCATTCAGCACCTCTTGGCAAAGTTCAAAGGCGTTTGAATGCAGCGGCATAATCACCAGTAATGGATTTCCGTAGAAGTGGTTAGTCGCTGGATCGAGTAGCAACTGACACGGCGCTCCTTTTCCGTAAGGCTTGAATTTCACAGGGCCAAAGCCGTGACGGAACATCAGGTAAGGCAATGCCAGTAGTTGAGCATTGAACATCGGCATTTCGTCGCATGGTTCCGGTTCAGCGGGTAATAGCTTGCTAAAATCGGGGTATTTGCAATCGAGTAGTTCCAGCATGTTTGAACAAATTGGCTTCTCGTTTTCATCGTAATGGACTGCATACCAGTTACTGCCGTCAGCGATAATCGCGGTTATTTCGGCATCGGCGGCTTCGTCAGGAATGTCGCCATCAAAGATAAACACGCCATCAATATCATTACCGACTTCACAACCATGCTCCATCATCACTAGCGCACGACCATCAGTAGCCTTGATATGGGTTGGGGTGATGTACACCCCTTTCAGGTATTCGCGGGTTTCGCTCTCTCCAGCGACACAGAGCAGGGCGGCGCGAAGGATATCAGTTGGAATAAACATTATTCGTCACTCCTTAGTGCAGGTTCTTTGTTGGCTCTACTTCGCCTCGGAAAAGAGCGTTAACGCCCTCAATGAATACGCTGTCGATAAAATCACGCATCCACGTAGAGCCGTTCTGCGCCTGATTTAATCGGTCGCCCATGTAGAACTTCATGACGGCAACGTAACGTTCGGTTGGGCGCTCTTCCAACAACACGGTTTCAATCTGGTGCTGGAGTAAGGTTTCAATAACCTGCTGGTCTATTTGCATAACGATCTTCTCGTGCCTGAAAATAGCCCCGCCTTGCATATCGCTACCAAATCGACGCTTGCATTCAACCAGATAGGACAGGGCTTCAATTGAGCGAACCTGTTTGCAGTAAAGCTCTGCAAACTCCTGAAACTCGCTATCGGTGAGTGGTTCTGCTGGACGAGTGAGACACCCATTTATCAGCCAGTCTGGTACATCAATACCCGAAGCTTTGACGTGCTCGATAAGCTGCTCTCTATCCATATCTTTAAGGTTCATATCTGTTTTATTCCCTTTAGTGAGTGGCTTTTTCATACTTCTGGTTTCCCTTTGTATTTCGCTTGATCAGAGCACCGCTGTGCATTGGTGGCACATACCCCCTGAACCTCTATTGACGGTGCGCGAGGCAATGCGTCACGCCAAGCACATGCAGCACGGCGATATAGCCCTTTAGCTTCAAGCGCGGTTGCTTGTTCGGCTCTTTGGGCGTAATTGCTCATGTCACCACCTGTAATAAAATGCTGTCTGGGTTCTGTAACTTGTCGGTAACGGCATCGAGCATCATTTCTTCCATGACCTGCACGCCAAGTGGGGTTAGTTTGCTGGCATCATGGTTTAGCATCGCTTCATACGAGGTGGCTATTTGGCGCTGGCCATCTGCAATGCCGTATTCAGCACGTACCTGCTTCTCTACGATTTCTTTTAAACAAAGCTCAAGGTTTGCTTGTGAAACCTCGACACGAACCTTTGCGTTGTTAATGGTCACGTTCGCCCAATCACCGCCATAATGACGCTGGCAAAAATCCAGATAGGCGATAGCAATACGCCGTCTGTTTAATTCGATTTTGTTAATTTTGTCTGACATGGCTAATTACCTTTTCTCTATCTTTGGGCTGAGAGATTCCCCAACCGAAAGGCTGTAATTAAATTTTGTTTTACGATTACTTAATTAATAAGGTTTGGTTTTCATCAGCTCAATATGCTGGCTTGACCATTTCTCATATTTCTTCTGCCATTTAAGCATTTCGCGTTGTTTGGCTAATAGGCGGCGAATACGGCGCATGCAGCGATTATGTGCAGATATATATTCTGGTGATGGCTCACCTCTATCCCAGTGAATACACCCATCAACTTCCGTATAAGTTTCCCCAACGCGAGACTTAACACCCGCCCGTTTAAATACTTTTTCAGTCATAAAGTGAGCTAGACGATTAATTGCAGTTTCACGGCTAAAACATTTCTTACGGCGACCGTGACGTTCAGCAACATAAATTGGGGATTGTTTTAATTGGATGCCGACTTCAATACCACCATCATCAATCATGCAAATTTCATATTCGGTAAAGCGAGATTGGTCTATTTTATCGAGCTTCATTTTTAGTGGCTCCTGATTTCTTGGCTGTAAATAACGCGGCCTATAATCATAATTTCTACACGATCATTGCTTGTTATTTCGAAACTTTGATAGAACCGATTAGACGGTAGAATCCAAATATTATTACGGATGAACTGGAGCCGCTTAATCATGAAAATACCGTCAAGAAAGAAAGCAAATATTCCATCCTCTAAATAACGCATTGGTGTTGTATCTATAATGACCTTATCGTTACACTCAATTTCACCTGTCATTGTGTCGTCGGGCATTACTACCATGAATTTGTTTTGCTCAACTGGAGTAAACAGGTTCAGGTTAAATTCTTTGTTATACTTACTAACTGGTGCATTAATGTTACGTAAGGCGGACATAGATAAATTATTCATTTTTGCCGCCCTTACATTTCTCATAATCGTAATCGGCTAGCTTACTATTAGCTGCGATCATCACTTCTGGAACATCATCTAATAACGTTATGATTGCGCCGATCTTGTCAGATACATCGTTCTTGTTGCTTGTGGCAAGTTCAAGCCACATTGCCAAGACCGCTTGCGCTTGCTTTACCCGACAGGTGACATCTTCCAATTGATTAGATTTCATGGTCAGCTCCTTCTCTAGTTATTCTGGCTGCTGTTGTTTTGGCAACATCGATAACATACGCATCAAGGTCATTTGCTAACAAAGCACCGCTAACAGGATCGCCTCGGAGAATTGCAGCACAATCTATTATTGCGGCTATGTCGTTTAGGATATTTGCTAAGTCTAAGCTGTTTAATTTAGTCATGATTAGCCACCCGTTGCGCTTGTTCTTCTCGTAACCACCCGCCAGCATGACCCGTTAGTTTTGCTAATAGGCTTGCAATGGCTGAGACGTCACCACTCTGTAATTCATGTGGGTGACTCTCAAGCAAGAGACAAACTAACTCAGCCTGATACGTCATTATTTTGGCTTTCTCAACTTTGCTTAATAAAGCACTCATGATTTAATCCGCCAGAAGTGGAGTTATTTTATTTTCTAACGATGATATTAAGTTTCTCGTCACTCCGATAAGGTTCTCTAAATCACCAGATGAAAATCCAGAAGCGGTTAAATACTGCATTCCTGCCAGCATTGAATCAATTTCACCAAAGTCAGCTTTAATATCTTCCTTCTCTACAGAAGGGCTAGCCTGTAAATGGTTCAATTGTTCAGCACTATTTCCATCGATAGCTTCTGAAATGTCGGAACCTATTTGATGATTAATATCCCACGCGATATTTGTGGCGCTAATAAGCTCTTCAGCTTCAACGTCACCCGTTGATAACAAATGTGAAATAATAGTTAGTTGGGAATCCAATTTGTTACTGTTGTCATATATACGCATTAACGCTGGACTCCGACCTTTAAGCTTAGTCATATCTACCTCGTTATCATCTACAGATGGAGTGTGTTTGTATTCTCCAGGTCGAATGCGAAGCAAGAATGATGTGAACTCTGAAATATCTATTTTGCGGTTTGGCATCTCATTAACTCCCTTGCTTACTTGATAGAATACATAAAACACTATAGTGATTTAAATATCAACAACAATAGTGATTTTTTTATTGATTTTTTATTATGGCTATGTTTTTTAAGGTAATTTAAAAAAATCACTAAAATTATTAATTAGTCACTTGATTGTTTTAAACTTATAGGGAAGAATGAATGAAAGCACTGTATGTATTAACAGTGCTTCTGGTTAGTGGAGGGTAATGGATGGATTGTCTATTGAGAATTTCAGCTGGGAACTATGTACGATCTACTTTTTCTTTGGACCAATTCCTTTTGAGCCCTCTCAACAGGAAAACAATCACCCCCTTTATTTCGAAAGATTTGGCTGGGCTTAGCGGAACGCGTGGGTCATCCACGGAAAGAAAATCTTCAGCTCCACCTCGAACAAAACGATAAACCGAAGTTGTTTCACCTGACTGAGCGTAAACTAGATCGTTATTTCCTGGCGATTCTGAACTATCAACAACGATATAGGTTCCAGCTGGCGTTTCAGCACAACCAGTGTCCTCTTTTAGAAGATACGCCCGGCAACTCTCACTTCGGACAAGATCAGGCACCATCAGTAAGTGATTGGTTTTAATATCACCATCATAAATATCAACTGAGAAAAAGGGCTCTCTAGTATATCTATCCTGTTCCTTGTTTTCATTTTCTGTTTCCCTCATTGTTCCTGAGCCTTCGCTTAACCACTCTGGTCTGACACCCAAAACCTTAGCGATCGAAACTAATTTTGAGGTCCCGTTTGCGTTGCCTGATACTAGTTTCCATATCATGGATTGGGCAAGGCCCGTTGCTTTAGCCAGAGATGCCTGAGTAAACCCACCTTCATCCATGGCTATTTTTAGCCTGTCTTTGAATGTCATAAATCACCCTCCTATTTTTCTGGAATATATCACTATAGTGATACGCTGTAAACACAATCCCTCCTTGCACAAATAATCACTATAGGTATATAGTTAACTCAATAGTGATTATTTGGGGCTTGTTATGAAAAATGAGTTTATTGAAAAGGCAATTAATGTCGTAGGTTCACAATCTGCGTTAGCAAAAATAGTTGGACACCCTCAATCACTCGTGAGTGCTTGGCTGCGTGGGAAAAGACGAGTAAGTGTCGATGCAGTTCCTCTCATTGTAAAAATCACTGATGAGCAAGTGAAGCCTTATCAGCTAAGGCCGGATCTACCAAATATTTTCCCACATCCATCTCCAAAGCCGGGGAGTGCTGATGAATAACCTAATTAGTAATAAACCATCAATGACCAGTGTTGATATCGCCGATTTGGTCAAAAGTCGTCATGCCGATGTGAAGCGCAGTATTGAGCGACTCAGCGATCGCGGTGTTATTCAGCAACCGCCAACGGCGTTCTTCGGAAGAATCAATAACTTAGGATTCATGGTAGAAGACGAGCATTATGTGTTTGAAGGCGACCAAGGCAAGCGTGACAGCATTGTAGTGGTAGCTCAACTCTGCCCAGAGTTCACAGCAAGTTTAGTTGATCGCTGGCGTGAACTGGAAGACGAACGTTGCCGCCCAAAATCACAAGCTGAACTTATCGCGGCAATGGCTATGGCTAACCTTGAGCAAGAGCGCCGTCTGAACCATGTTGAAGATCGTGTCGTAGCTGTTACCGAAACCATCGAGAAAATCAAACGTGGTTCCATTCCGGTTGGTTGGGCGGGTTATTCACTGCTTAAGACCAAATCCGGCATAACCGTTCCCAAGTGCAAGAATCTTGTTAATGCGTGCCGCATCCCCACAGACACCATCACCATCATGACACCTGACGGTCAACCACGCCCGATGGCTATCGTCTTGGAAGCTGATTTTATGGCTGCATTTCGCAAGATGATGTCCGAAGCGGAACCCCGTGGCACACGTTGGTATCACCCGAAAATGGGCCTGTTTCAGGCTATTGGTTGGGCCTAACCCATGAACCCATCTGAGTTCATCCATAAGCACATTGTAGCCGCGCTAGTGGCTGATGGCGTTCCTGACGTGGTTGCTAGGGGGGGGGCAGACGAAGGCGTCAAGCACTATCACAAACTCGCTCAGGCAAGCCGCAAGGGTGCCGCTTTCGACGATTGTTTGCGGGAAGCGCGTCTGTGGGTTCAGTTCAATTGTTCGAAAGCCGAACGTAAGCCGGGCCGGAAGCGGCAACCAAAGTCTCAGATTCAGCTCGGATTGATTTAGCGGAGGGGTAGCGATGGCCTATGAGCAGTTCGCCCAGGTAATTATGCCATCCGTATTTTGTCCTGAGGATGGGAAGTGGATTCAGGAGCAATTGCAGCAGTTATCACCTTCGTTACGTCGAAAGGTTGTCGCGAAGTATGCAGAGGTTTACCAAGTTGCATTCTACTCCGAACCGGTCTCATTCAGGCAGGAGAACAAAGCAAGGCATGAGGCAAATACGCGGCTGAGATTGTTTGTAAAAAGCCACGGCAAGGCCCTACAGGGTTACACGGTCAGTCCGCCGTTGGTGGCGAAGTAATAACAGCCCTGAAATTTTCGGGGTAGTTGGTAAGTGCGACACGCTGACTTGAAGGTGTCAGGTGTTAGCAGGTTGAGATTCTCAGTTCGTCTTTTTTCGTATCGATGTACTTGTTAGCTAGTACGTGAGTAAGGGAGAAGGAGGAGGGGGGTAAGGGGGGAGGTGGTTGTGGGATTGGAATAGGCCTTTTCCAACAGACAACTCCATAGGTTAGGTAACTCTCGATCTAGGGGTTATCCCTTAAAAATGCACAGTACTAGACAACTGGTACAACTGAGTGGGCATAGACCAGAAGAAAGGTTTTCTCTGGAATAGTTAATTGGCGAGAGGTTACACAATGCTGAACATTACACCGAACTTCGCACAGGAACGCGCCTTGAACATGCTGCGCCGTGACTGGAAGTCATTTAATTCTTTCATGGTCTATGCACCGACAGGCAGCGGTAAAACCGGACTGGCGGCATTTATCGCAGATGGGTTTGTCAGTCGTGGCATGCGGGTGCTGTTTGTTGCCCCATTCACTGTTCTTATCAACCAGACTTCCCGCCGGTTTGTTGAGTACGGCTTGCCGGAGGATGAAATCAGCTTTATTTGGCGCAACCACCCGAGCTATGACCCGGCACTTAAAATTCAGATTGCCAGCGCCGATACGCTGATCCGCCGTGAGTTTCCCGACAACATCGACCTGCTGATTATCGATGAAGCCCACTTACGCAGAAAGCAGATCCTGATTGAGATTAATCGACTGGTTACTGAAACCAATGTGAAAGTTATTGGGCTGTCTGGTACGCCATTCTCGCCGTTTTTGGGGAATTACTATAGTCGGCTGATCAAACCAACGACCATCGGAGAGCTGATCCAGCGTGGCGACCTGAGCGGTTACGAATTCTATGCACCCGGTAAACCTGATTTGAAAGGTGTCAAAACTACCGTTTCTGCCGAGTTTGGATCTGACTACAACGAAACCCAACTGGGAGAAATCATGTGTGGTGCTGATCTCGTGGGCGACATTGTTGATAACTGGTTACAGAACGGGCGGGATCTGCCCACGGTAGCATTCTGCGTAAACGTGGCTCACGCCAACTACGTCACCATCCAATTCAATAAGGCTGGGATTAATGCTGAGGTGATGGTGGCTGAAACACCTCATGAAGAGCGTCAACTCATCATTCACCGCTTCGAAATGGGTGCCACAAAAATCATCGTCAGTGTAGGTGTGCTGGTGGCGGGTTTTGATAGTGATGTGCGTTGCGTTATCTATGCCCGACCAACAAAAAGTGAAATCCGCTGGCTACAGAGCTTAGGCCGTGGGCTTCGAACTGCGCAGGGGAAAGAGTCGTGTTTGATCTTTGATCACAGCGGCACCGTGCATCGTTTGGGGTTCCCTGACTCCATCGAATACAACGAGCTGCCATCCAAAAGTGACGGAATGAAAGAGAGTGCCAGTCGTGAGGCTGAGGAACGCACTGAAAAACTCCCCAAAGAATGCACTGAGTGTCACTTCATGAAGCCTGCTGGTGTATACGTCTGCCCAAAATGTGGATTTAAGCCATTGGCAGGGCAAGACGTAGATACCGACACCCAGCGCGGGCTGAAAAAGCTGGGCAAGGGAAAGCGTGTCTTCACCCAATCCGACAAACAAGCTTGGTGGAGTCAGATCAAATTCTATCAGCGCCAGCGTACATCAATGGGTAAGCCCGTCAGCGATGGGTGGTGCTCACATACCTTCCACGACAAATTTAGCGAATGGCCCAATGGCTTAAGTGATTTTCCGATGGAGATAACACCGGAAGTCAGCAGCTACATCAAACACAAACGTATCTCCTTTGCTAAAGGCAGGGAGAAATTAAAGCCACCAGTTCAGCCATGCATTACCGGAAATATTGATACCACCACGGCGATTATCGATGCCAAGAATCATCTTGAAGAAATACGGAAAAGTTTAAGGAAGCCAGCATGAAAACAGCAGAAGCAGCAAAGGGCCGATGGGCTGAGATTTTTGAATACTTTGGTTTACCGCCAATCACTGGCAAAAACCACTTCAAGGGAGAGTGTCCAGCATGCGGTGCTCGCGGCAAGTTCCGTATTGATGACCGTGACGGCGTTGGGACGTGGATTTGTACATGTGATAGCGGCGATGGGATGAAGCTGCTTAACCTGACGCAGGGTAAATCATTTTCTGAGTTGTGCGCCGAAGTGGATCAGCTTATTGGCAACAACTACCGACACATCAGTATTCCTGTCACCAGTTCAGCAGCGAAACAGCGGCAGCGTGTTATCAGTAAATTTTCAAAGCTGGTGGATTTGCGCGGCACCACAGCAGCAGATTATCTGCGTCAGCGCGGTATTAATCGTCTTCCTGTTGAGTCAGTCCGATTTTGCGATAAACAGCGGCATGCCGGGCGGGTATTTCAGGCGCTTTATTCTCTGGCGACAGATGATAAGGGTGAACTCTGTTATCTGCATCAGACCCTGCTTGATGGGGATAAGAAAGCGAATATTGGTGATAGCGCTAAACGGCTTAAATCACTCCAGGAACAGAACTACCTTGATCACACTCGTTCAGTAGCGATACGCATGTTTCCGGTTGCGTCCACATTGGGCATTGCTGAAGGCATTGAAACAGCCCTGTCTTGTTATCAAGTGTACGGGATAAATACTTGGTCAGTAATCAATGCAGGATTCATGGAGAAATTCAGGGTACCGGCAGGCGTCAAACACCTCATCATCTTTGCTGATATGGATAAACATTCCGCCACTGGACAGGCCGCAGCGTTTAATTGTGCCACCGCCAATCTCAGAGCAAAAAACGATTTGATATCAGTTAGCGTCCGCTGGCCTGATTCTGGTGATTTTAATGACTTCGTAATGAATGGCGATCAGGTTCGTGAGCAGATTTACACAAAGAGGGCAGCATAGTGAAACTAGAATCAGCAATGAAACAGTTCAGCGCCAAGAGCCAGATGATTACGGATTCTCCCCGCGCTACCTCTTCCGACTCGCTTAAGGGGCCGGATCTGGCCGCTGCAATGGGAATGGTTGAGGCTCGGGCCAGTTTCGGCATGGCTGCATATTTGGGTAAGGTTGGCATTAGCAAAGAAGACCGGATCAGAACCGTTGAACAACTGACCCAATTCGCCATAAAGAATGCCCCGAAACATGTCGGTAAAGCATCGGGCCGCCGAATGGCTCAATGCATGGTTATCCTGGCTAAATTTGCGTATGAGGAATACAGCAGTTCAGCGGCCAGTACAAGCAGCTGCAAAAATTGTTCTGGCACTGGTTTTGTAAAAGTGAAGCGAGCTTTCAAAAATCAGATGGCTATCGAACGTCAAGAATATCTTGATACTCTCCCTGGGAATTTAGGCCTTCTTTACCATGACGAGATGAAGTCCAAAAAAGAGTGGGAAGAGATTATTGATGTCTTGTGTGAACCCTGTAACGGAAAAGGCGTTATATCTATTCGTTGTCGCTGTAATGGCACCGGTAAGGTGCGTGACCTTAAAAAATCCAAGCGGCTTGGCGTGCCAGTTGAAAAAGAGTGTGAACGTTGTTCAGGAATTGGATACAAACGGACACCCTCAACAACAGCATACAGAGCGATTACAGCGTTGCTTCCTGAACTAACCCAATCGTCTTGGTCACGTAACTGGAAGCCGTTCTATGAGTCGCTGGTGGCTAAATGCGACATTGAAGAGAGTTATGCAGAAGATGAGTTCCAGCGGATTACACGATAACGACATGATTGTGACTAATGGCGACAAGTTTTTAATATATCGCTTGCATTTTGCATAAAGTTGGCGTAATTTCTCTAAATCATGGGCGTTTCTGTAGATGAGCGCCAAGGAAAATTATCAAGACCTCGCTTCGGCGGGGTTTTTTGTTTCAGTCTTCACTGCTAATTGGGTATACTAATTGCGAGGTATGCTCAGATTAATATGTTGGTACGCACTATCGATTATTAAAAAACTGAGCATATTTCACTTGTACGCAGTGACAAGCTGGGAAAGACCGGCAACTATTCAAGCCCTTGAGTTAATCGCTTAGGGGCTTTTTACATGCGTGATTATCCCGTATGTAGAATCACTCGACAGACTTTTAAGGCTCACTTCGGTGGGCCTTTTTTATTTCCACTACACACCCAGCCCGTCCGGGAGGGGGAGATATGAAAATGCCAAAAAATGACCCTGGCTCATACGGTCTTATCGTTTGGGTGCTTATTGCTGCCATGTCAATTTATGGCGGCTTTGTTAAATACATCATCGATACCAGAACGAATAAAACCACATGGAGCTGGGTGGCGGCATTCGCTCAGGTTGCTGTGTCGGGGTTCGCTGGGTTAATCGGCGGACTGATCAGCATCGAATCAGGACTCAGTATTTACTACGTTCTGGTTGTTGCTGGCATGAGCGGAACCATGGGTAGTGTGGCTCTCTCATTCTTCTGGGAGCGGATTACGGGGTTTAAGAATGCAAACAACTAATTTTCGATTTAGCCAGCGAAGCGAGAATAACCTTAAAGGCGTTAACGCTAGCCTGGCGAAAGTGGTGCGCCGGGCCCTTGAGCTATCAACCGTTGATTTTATTGTGATCGAAGGTATCCGCACAGTAGCACGGCAACAGCAGCTATACGCCCAAGGAAGAACAACGGAAGGCAAGATTGTCACTTGGACAATGAAATCTAAGCATATCACTGGCAATGCTGTTGATTTATTGCCGGTAACGGGCTGGGACAACTTATCTTCTTTTAAAGCCGTGTCCAAAGCGATGTTTCAAGCTGCCAGTGAACTGGGTGTAAAAATAACCTGGGGTGCCGATTGGAACGGAAACGGCATTCAAGAGAAGGGAGAAACGGATAGTCCTCACTTCGAGATATCTGCATGAAAGAAACCCTATTGAGATTGATAGCCGTCGCACTGACGATTTCAGTTTTAGTCGGCGGCGGGTACTGGTGGGGTAGCGATAGTAAAAACTCGGAATGGTCTCTCAAGTGGACTAAGCGCGATAAATCAGACCTAACGGCAGAGATTGCCGCCAAAAAGAGCGCCGATGAGAAAGAGGCTCAACTTCAGGCTGCACAGTCAGCCGGATTAAAAGCATATCAACAAGGGGTAGTAGATGCTGAGAACAAAGCAAAGGGCACTATTGCTGCTTACCGTGCTGGCAATATCAGGTTGCAAAAGCGTTTCGAATGTCTCTCCGCTTCAGTTGGGGATATGCCCGTTACTCCCGCCAGTGGACAGCTCACTGATGCAGCCAGAGACTGCGGATTTTCAGACGCAGATGTCGGGTTTCTTATTTCAATCGCTGAACGAGCCGACAAGCTAGTTGAGAAGGTCACCGCACTGCAGAAGGTAGTCACTGACGACCGGTTAATCATCAACAGCACCCCACATCAATAGCGCTGGGTTGTCGCAGTCCAAAGGTATTAGCCCTGACGTAGTACCTCTCTATCGAGCGTACCCTTGGAATCAAAAACAACCAATACACCCTGTAGTCGGGCATTGGCGGCAACATCAGCCGTGGTAGACGAAGCGATGTGACAGTCGGAGAGACGGCCTGTATTGCAGCAGTCATTCAATGAGTGATTGCGACAATACACGATAAGCAATGCTGCCACCTGTTTCCCACCGCTCACCCTGAGCATTAACAGGTTGGTGGCATTTTATTTAATTCTGAAATCGGCAACTGGCAAACGAGAAAAGCAGCATAAACACGCTGTATTGATATCGGGTGGTGTTCAAAATGCGCCGAGTTATATTTCACTAACCAGCAGGAAACTCTAAATGAATACGATTGAGATTAAAGTCAGTGTTGATACTGGCCCGATTGATAGCTTGATTACCAAGTTGGAGCGGGCTGTTGAGCTACAAAAGCAGTTAACGCCGAAGAGCAAGCCCAGATCACTCATATCCATTAGTGTTGAGCCTGCGCCGTTTGGTGTTGTTGTTAGCTGGAGTGAGTGGTGGCCTGGGGCTGCAAGGGTTCGCGTATACAGTAAATGCCTCCGTGGTGATGAAACAGTAGAGACGTGTAGCTGGCCCGTATCGAACTCACAGCAGAGCTATTTAATTAATGGGTTAGCTGCCGGTCAAAGTATTGAATGCCATGTGCGTTTTTATGATAACGATGGTAAGGAAATCTTCCGCAGCGCCACAGTAACGGGCAAGGCTAGCTCTGATGCTAGTGAAATCCTTAATGCAGTTCCCACTGGCGGCTATGTCGGTAACGGCAAAACATACTCGCTCCGCACTGGCATTCATATTGATAGTTTTATATTAGGTGGAACAGTTACAACCTCAAAGATTAAAACCTCTCTAGCTTCTACAAAGGAGCTTCAGGATAACGTTGCTGCCATCATCACTAATGCCACTGATACTCGGCATCTGGTTGAGCAGGTTAACTATCAGCGTGAACAAGACTTTGCTGTTTTGTATAAGAATATTCGGGCATTAGAGGAAAGTATCAGCCGACTCAGCTCACGCGACTCATTCATCAGGTAACCCATGAAAGAGCCAAGGGTATACGGTAGCCGATGGGCTAAGGCTCGGATTGCTTTCTTGCGTGACAATCCCCTGTGTGTGATGTGCCAGCAACAGGGACGTATAGAAGCCGCTACAGTCGTTGATCACATCGAACCGCATCGACTCAAAGAAGCCTTGATGTCTGGCAACTTAGTCCAGATAGCCAAGGCTCAGAAACTATTCTGGAACAGAAAGAACTGGCAATCATTATGCACTCCACACCATAGCTCAACGAAGCAACGGCAAGAGAAGAGCGGTCGTGTAACGGGGTGTACCGATGATGGCATGCCGATTGACCCTAACTCACACTGGAACAAATGA